CTCGCCGTCGACGCTTACACACACGCCTTTGTAAACATTCCATATATTCGCATAGGCTATGAACGCTATGGGGCGCGGTAGGGTGCGCTCATAGCACATCTTCCGAGAACGCCCGCGGCGCGCTACACTGGCTGCAGACCCATGCCGAGGAGGCACGGATGGCAGACACGACGACACGGGCGCGCCTAGAAGTCGACTGGCAGGCGTTGAAAGAAGCGAAGGCGCAGCAGGTCGACGCGTGGGCAATGCTGCTCGGCATCTACACGCGGCACCCTGACGTCGACGACGACCCGCCCGCATTGCGTGAGCTGCGCGGTGACACGGCGCGCGTGCAGGCGTTGCGGCACCTGCAGCGGTGCGAAAACGACCTCGACCGGCTCGACCTGCTCGAAGCAATTGGTACGCAGCTTCACAATCCGGTCGACATCGCGCAGGCACGCGCCGACCTGGCGGCGATGGAGGGTAGCCACGGGCCGGCGATGCAGTGGACCCGCCTAGCGTTCGAGATCGGAACGGCGCAGCGCAAGGCCGACGAAGAGGCGCGACAGGCCGCCGCCGCTATCGGTACGCCAGACTCCGAGCTTGGCCGGCTGGCGCAGGCCCTGCTCGCGGCGCCGCAAGCCGTGCGCGAGGAGCTGGCGCGCGTCATGGTGTCGGGCCGGCTGCCGGATGACTGGCGCCCGTCTGAGATCATTCGGCTGCCCGTCGTCGCATGACGTCGCCGCCCTGGCTATCGGCGGCCCTGTCATCGGCCGCCCGCTACCACGAATCGATCGACCTCGACCCGCTCGCGCATTTCGTCGGCACGCCGCCGCAGATGGCGTTCTGGCGATGTCCATCGCGCCGCCGCCTGCTGCGCACCGGTAACCAAGTCGGCGGGAAAACGACCGCGGCCTGCATTGAAGGGCTCTGGTGGGCGACGCACACGCACCCGCACCGGCGCACGCCTGCAGGACCGGTGCAGATTTGGTTCATTTGCGTCTCTTGGTCGCAGTCGCTTGCCATTCAGCGCAAAATGTGGGCATTGACGCCGAAAATCGCGATCACGGATGAGACCCGCGCGCGGTACACGGTCGAACGTGGTTTCGGCGCAAACACGCCGGTAATGACCTTTCTCGATGGGTCGCAGATTTGGTTCCGCACCGGCAAGCAGGATCCACTCGACCAAGCCGGCGCGACGCTTCACCTCGTGCTGTATGACGAACCGCCCAAACGGCAGCGGAATTTCTCCGAGCTCGAACGACGCCTGACCCGGACGGGCGGCGAAATGGCGCTGACGATGACGCCGGTCAATGCGCGCGTCGACTGGATCAAAGAAATGGCAGACACTGGCGCGCTCACCGATCTTCACTTCCGGTGCACGCCTGAAATGCTGACGCTGCCGAACGGCACGGTCTTACGAACTGAGGCCGGCGACGCCATGGATGCGGATTGGATAGCCGGCGAGCGGCGCAAAGTGCTCGCATTTGAAGAGCCCGTGCTCATCGATGGCGAGTGGGAGATGCGCGCCGACGGTCAGGTGTTCGAGCCGTGGGACCCGACAAAACACTGCATTCCGCGCCTGTATGAGCACCCTGACGTAGGGCCAAAAGGCCGCAAGGTTCGCCTGGTGCTCGGCATCGACTGGGGCGACGAATCACTACGGACGGCGGCGGTCCTGTGTGCCGTGCAGACCGGCGACGAGCGCCGCGGCATCCCTGGCCGCGTCTGGATCCTCGACGAATACGTGGCGCAGGCTGCTACTACGGTCGCAATGGACGCCGACGCGGTGCTCGCAATGCTCGCGGCGCGCGGCCTGTCCTGGCGCATGCTCGCGAGCGCGCACGGCGACAAACGCTACACCGACGCCCGCGGCCGAATCACCAAAAAGAGCAATTTTCTTTTCGATGCCGCCATCGCGCGCCGGCTCGGCCTCGCCAGCGACCGCCCGGTGCCACGCGTCAAAAACGCGAAGCGAGGCGAGCGTCGAGGCGCTGGCGCTCTGTGGCTGTCGGTGCGCTGGATGTGTGAGCGCATGATGACGCCGGGCGGCTGGGCCGTCGACGCCGGCTGCTCGCACCTGGCCGACGCGCTGTCGGTATGGGATGGCACGTCCATGCACCGATCCAAGGACGTTATCGATGCGCTACGCTATGCGCTGGTCGAGTATTGGGCGCCATCGAGCGCCGGCGGCCGCGTCGTAGCCGATCGATTCCGCATCGAGTAGGATCCAATTATGCCAGAATACGCCGCACCGCTGCCGCCTATGCGCATGGGCACGCCTCGCGTGCGTCACACGCAATTGCGCCTGCGCATGCTGCACGGCACCTGGCACGACGACCTACGCCGGCACATTCGGCAGGCCGTCGGCGACGTGCGCGCGAGCGCTTGGGGCCCGCCGCAGCTCACCGCGTGCCCGGCTCGCGACCTCGCGGAAACGGTGTCAGTGCTCTACGACGATGACGCCGCCGTATCGTCTGCGCTCGATGCGCAGGCCGCGGCGCAGGTCGCCGAGCGGTGGCGGACCATGCAGGCCCGCCCGGCGATGCGGCAGGCGCAGGTCTATACCGAGCTGACGAATGAGTGTGGCCGGCAGCTCTACGTCGACCCGGAGACGGGCCGCATGCGCTTGCGTATCGTTACGCCTGACCTCCTCGACGGCATCGCCGACCCGCTGCGCCCTGGCATACCGGTCGAGCTGACCGAATGGTGTCAGCGCCTCGTCGGCGACCGGTGGTCGTGGGTGCGCGAGGTCTGGAGCGTGCGCGACCTTGACGCGCCGTCGTATCGAGTCATTGACGGCGACGACGGCGATATCACCGAGCAGGTGCACGGCCGCCGGTATGACGGTGGCGACTGGCCGAGCGTCTACCGGCGCGCCGACGGTCGGCCGTTTCTGCCGTGGGACATTACGCACTCCGTCGCCGAGCCGGCGGCCCTGTGGAACCCGTGGTATCGCATCGAGACCATTGATAGCACTATGGTAGTCGCCCGACATAGCGCCTACATCGACCATTGCATGACACAGGCCGCAAATCCGCAGCGGTGCGTCTACAATATGGCGCCGGCCGGTTCGCAACGGCGAGAAGCGGGCGACGGTACGCCGGTGGCGGTCCTGCAGGGTGACGCCTCGTCGGTGCTCGCATTCGAGCCGCTTGACGAGCAGGTGCAGGCCATGCAATGGCAGTGGGACGCCGGCGCCGAGCTCGGAACCATGCAGGACGTCTACGAACGTCGGCTCGGCCTGATTGCGCAATCGTGGGGCCTGTCGCCCGACGACCTCGTGCGCCAGACAAGCGACCCGCGGTCAGGCATTGCGCTGTCGCTGTCGAGGTCTGGCACGCGCGAGGTGCAGCAGCGCCGCGCGCCGGTCTACCGGCCGCATGACGAGCGCCTGGCCGCAATGACGGCCACCGTGATGAATCGCCTTGACGGCGGGTCGCGCCCTGAATCGGGCTATCAAATCGAGTATGCCCTGCTACCGCTGTCGACCGGCGAGCAGCAGCAGCTCGAACGGGAGACCCTGGCCCTATACGACCGCGGCCTGATTCCGGCCGAGCTGGCCGTCGCGCGCATCATGGGCACGACGCCAGACGCCGCCCGCGCGCAGCTCGACGCCGCACGCCGTGACGGCACGCTCGCGACCACTACACCAGCAGCAGCCGAGGAGGCCGCGCAATGACTGACGAGACCACGACACCGACACCGACACCGACACCGCCACCGCTTGACACCGCGCCACCGGCCGCGGCACCGGCTGCCGAGTCGATGGTTTCGGCGGCCCTGCTGCGCGAGTCGCAGGCGACCTCGTCGGCTCTTGAACTGCGCGTTGTCGAGCTTGAAACTGAGCTGCAGGCCCGCACCGACGCGCTCGACACGGCCCGCACGAGCGCGCGGCGTCTGTCGGTCAGAATGGCCACCGGCATCGACGACGACCAGATCGCCGACATGGCGCACGCTCGATGGTCTGCGGCGATGGATGGCGCCGAGCAGCAGGTCGAGGTCGGCGCATGGTGGAGGGCTACCGCGGCCGACGACGACCAGCGGGCGGGCCTGCCGCGTGCGCTGCAGGTCTACCTGCCGCAGCAGCAGGGCGACGAGCCACCGGCGCCGCCCGTCGAGCGTCGAGGCGCTGGCACGCCACCGCACGCGAGGCGCCGCACGCCGCCGCCTGGCGACGACGGCACGCTGACGATCGACAAATTCCAAAAACTGGCACCCGATGAGCAGGCGCGCGCGCGCCGCGCATTCTGGGGCGCTGGACGCCGCACGCGGCGGTAGCATGCTACGATCCCGGTGAATCGCAGGTGAGGAGCCGGCACCACACGCAAAAGGAGCCGCTAAAATGGCACTCGAACAGACCACGACCGTACCCGCCGGAACCCTGCCGTACAGCAACAAGCTCGCGGCCATGATGATCCTAGACGCCGTCGAGGACCGCTTCACGATCGGCCAGCACCCTGCGATCGTCGACCTGTCGGAAGTGTCGGATCAACTGCAGGGCGTGCAGGGCATGACCCTGGCCGGCACGTTCTCGCTGCAGATCGAAGACGCAACCGCATTGTGGGCCGCCACGAATGAGGCCACCGCGGTCAGCACACCGACCGACATCGATCCCACCTACGTCAACATTTCCGTCACCAACTATGACGTCGCCTACGCCGTTACCGACGAGCTGCGCCGCCGCGACGTCACCGGCGAATACAACTGGTCGCGCATTGCCCCGCGCATCGTTCGCGGCTGGCAGTACACTGAAGCGAGCACGATTCTGGCACTTGCTGACTCGATGACGAATATTGCCGGCGCAGCGACCGATCCAACGTCGTGGGACACGATCCGCGAGTCGAAAAATGAGGTCGAACAGAACGGCAAGAACCCGATCGGCAATTTCATGTGCGTGCTGCACGGTAACCAGTGGGCGCTCGTCGCCGCTGACATCGAGTCGCGCGGCGGCGCTATTCAGATGCGGCGCGAGCTTGACCCTGCGCAGGCCGCCGGAATGGGCGCCTACAAAGGCAGCTACGACGGGATCGACTTCTTCGTGAGTGACCGCGTGCCGGTCGCCGGTGGCGTGTACTCGGGCATGATGGTCGCGCCCGGTGGCGTCGGCTACCTCAGCATTGATCAGGCCGAGCCTACCCCGTCTATGGTCGTGGTGCTTGAGGTCCGGCGCCCTGGCGGCGGCCTCGCGCTCGTCATCGAAGAGGCGCGCGACGCCGACAACAAGAACGTGAAATGGATCGGCGCCAAATCCTATGGCGCTACCATTGTCAAACAGGCTTTGTGCTGCCGCGTGCGTGGCACCGGTCGCGCCTGATTCGCTGACGCCTGACCCCCTGACGGTCGCCGACGAGGCGGCCCTGCTCTCGACCGACGAGGACCATCGATGCAGCCTGTACCTATCCCACGCCATCACACGCCGACCGGCCGCACGGCACGCCTGCGCCTGCCGGCGACGCCGATGTGGTCGACCCTGCTGATTCCTGGCAATTGGCAGATCCTACACGAGCCGGTCGACCCTGCCGACCACGGCGGTAACGACGTGCGCGCGTGGGTCGTGCCTGACCCGGTGCTGATTCGTCATTCCGACGGCGTCGGCGGCGTGACCCGTCGACGCGTGCGCGACCCTGACACCGGCCGCGCGCATTTCGTCGCGGACCCGTCCAAGGTTCTCGCCTCCTGGCGCGAGCAGGGCGCGATCGAAATCCCCCTCGACTATGAGGTCACGGCGCACGGCGTCACCCATAGTCAGTACATCCTGCGATACCAGACCGCGGCGGGCCTGCATCACTGCTGGGCCTATGAGCGCCCGATCCCTGGCCCTGGCCGCACGCGGATCGACGTCGACGAGCGTGCGCGGTGCGTCCTATACGCCTCGTGGGCGGCCGATTACATGGGCGGCGTGCACCCTCACGTCCTGACCCGTCTGCGCGCCATCGACGAGCGCGCCCGCGCCGCATGCCGAGCGCAGGCCGACCGCAACGCGGTAGCCCTGCAGCGCCTGCAGGTCGTCGAAAAGCGCATGCGCGCTATGGGATGGCTGGAGCACGACGACGGCGAGATCCGCCCGTGTATCGGGTCCGTCGAGCGCACGGCCGACCCGTCAGGGCTTGGAGCCGTGCCTGCCGATTTCCGCGCGTACCTTGCGACCCTGTCGCCGGCTCAGCGGGCGCGCCTGCTGTCATCGCCGGCCGCTGGCGCCGTTCCCACGCCGCAGCGCATCGAGACGCCGCCGCCGGCTGACGCGGCCGACGACGACGGCGCGGTGACTCTCTGATGGGCTCTATCGTCACCATTGACAGCCGCCCGGCCCTGCTCGTGCGTGGACATGAGACGACGACGACGATCGGACTGTACGACGCGTCCGACGTCGCGGTCGTGCCGGCCTCGTGGACGGTGGCGCTCAAATCTGACACCGGCACCGTGCTGACCGACAGCGGTAGCGGCGCCGTGACCTGGCCGGAAACTATCGCCGCGACGGTCGCGCTCGGCGACGCGTACCGGCTCGAATGGGTATTCACTGAGGCCGACGGCACGACGACGCCGCACACGCAAGCGTGTAGCGTATGCCTGCGCCGGCTCTACCCCGTGATCCGCGTGCAAGACCTCGTCGACCGCGTGCCGCGCCTGTCGCTGACGGCGACGGAACCGCTGCTCGCCGTCGCCGCAGCAGACTCGAAAGCTATGATGCTTGCGGCGATGTCGACGGCTTGGGATGATATCGAGGACTACCTGCGCAACAAGGGCAACCGGTCGCACTTGGTGATTGACTCGCATTCGCTGAAAATGCCGCACGTGCTGCATACTCTCGACGTCCTGCTGCACGGCGTCGCGTCATCGCTCGGCGGTGGTCAGTACCTCGACATGAGCCGCGATTTTCGCGACCAATACCACGCGGCGCTGCGCGACCTAACCCTGCAGTATGCGCCGGCTGACGGCACGACATCGGGCCGCCGTCGTCAGGCGTCCGTGCCTATCTTCACCGGTGGCGCGTGGGCCGTCGGAAATCGCCGCTATCGGTATCAGGATGACGTGCCGTCGACGTGGGACACGACGTGACCCGGCGGTCCTATACCGAGTTGCAACTGCGCGCGATTGTGCTGGCCGAGCTGCGCGACGAGCTTGGCGCCGCTGCTGCCGTCAGCGGCCTGCCGCCGCCCGATGGCGTCGTCGAGGTCGACAAACAGCTCGGCGGCCGTGTCTATGTCGGCGTTCCGTCGGCGGTCGACACGGTGCAGGACGGGCGGCGCAATCAGGCCGTCGCGACGACGACCGATACGGTCTATCGCGTGCGCGTGGAGCATTACGACCGCATTGCGACGATGGACAAGGAGACGTCATACACGGCGCACCTGCAGACCCGCCGACAGATAGCCGGGCGCCTGGCGCGCCTCGTCGACGCGGCGACGCCGCCAGAAACAGTGCCGGTCACGCGCATTGAATCGCGCTCGGCGTGGACTGGCCAGTATTGGGCCGGCACCATTGAAGCGACCGTGCCGACACGAGCACCGACGACGCTACCCTGACGGAGTCCAGACGATGACGACACGCCGAGTCCCAGGCGGCACGCGGTCGCTGACTGGCATCCTCGACAATCCGGCGCCGCTCATCGACCGGGTGCGGGGTCGAGTCGAGGCGGTGGTCGAGGCGACGACCTCGCGAATCGTGCGCGACGCTCGCGCCGCTGCGCCGGTGCGGTCTGGCGCATTGCGTGACGGCCTCGTCGATCGGGCCGAACCAGGGCCGCCCGACCAGATCCGGCGGTCTGTAGGCGTCACCGGTGCCGCCGGTGCCTATGCTCGATTCGTCATTTCAAGCAAGATCGGCGAGCGCAAACACGCGACCCGCCCGCGGTATTTCTACACTCGGGATCTCGGCGACCCGGTGCGCGCCTCGCGCCAGCCGATGGCCGCGGCGATAGTGGCGGCTGCTATGCAGGAGGTCGACGATGGCTGACGCACTGGTAGGGATTGGGGCGGACCTGTCGGCCCTGACCGAATCGCTCAAGACGATCCCGAATTTGGCCGGGCGCGAGGCCGACAGAGCGATCAAGCGCATCGAGCGCCTGAGCGTGAAAGCCTCGCGAGGCGTCAGTCGAGCGATCAAACAGCAGGTGCGCGAAAACACCCGCGCCCAAAAAGCCGCCGAGCGCGCCGCGAAAGCTGCCGCCCGCGAGGCGGAAAAACAGGCCGACGCCGCACGCGAGGCGGGTAAAGGGCTGGCCGAGCTGGCCGGAATAAGCGCCGACAAATTCGACAAATTGCGCGCCGTAATGGCCGGATTTTCGACGCCATTGGGACGGATGGCACTCGGCATTACCGGCGTCGGCCTGGCGTTTATGGGCGCCGTCGCGGGCGCTGCTGCGCTGGTCGGCGGCGTCGTCGCGCTGACGCGCTCGGCGCGTGACCTGCTCGACGAGCTCGCACCGCTGCAGGGTGCGCTCGGCATCGAGCAGGCGACCGTCGACCGAATCACGGCGGCTAACGACGCACTCGACGCCGCCGCCGCGTCAGGTAAGGCGCTCGCTATTGCCCTGGCCGACCGCGTCGCGCCGGCCGTCGAGCAAACGGCCTTTATCCTCGTTAAATTGGGCCTCGCGAGCGCCGACGCGCTCGGCGCTATGGGCGGCGGATCCGAGCTTGTCGCCGACGCGTTCGGGAAGATGTCGCGGATTCTCATCGGCGCGATTTCGGCGCCGCTGGCGCGCCTGCTCGACCTCGTCGACGTCGTGCGCACGGTGGCCCGCGCGACCGGTTTTGACGACCTCGCCGACCGCATCGGCGGCGTGCAGGCGAGTATGCGGCGCCTGCCGCTGACGTCGGTAGAGGTCGGATTCAAGGGGATCAATTTCGCGACGCGAGACTATGACGAGGCGGCGCGCGATCTGATTGGGACCGTGCGCCAGGTGCGCGAGGCCGAGCAGAAAAACACCGAGCAGCGCCACCGGGGGGCCGACGCCACGCGCGAGCAGGCCGCCGCCGATGCCGCCCGCGCCCGGGCGCTGGGTAAGGTCCGTGCGGCTCTTGTCGGTGTCGAGCAGGCGCAGCGCCGATCGTTCGAGGCGGCACTGCAGGCTGCCGGTCAGCCGTTTGTGGACCAGTCCGAGGCCGCGCGGCTCGGCCGTCTGCGCGAGGCGCTGGTCGAGACGGCGACCGCGGCACGCCTGACGTCCGACGAGGCGCTGCAGACTCAGGCGGCGCTTGCGCAGATTGACGCGCGCCTGATTCAGATCCGCGAGACGAGCGCGGGCGCATTCGACGGCCTGCAGGCCGAGCTATCCGCCGCCGCGTCGGCTGCCGGCGCTGCGCTTGACGAGATGTCGACCGGCGTGCAGTCCGGTGTCGAGGCGATCCCATGGGGCAGGGTTTACGCCGACGGCCTGCTGACGTCGACCAAAGACGCCGCGGGTAAGGCGCTCGAAATCTTCGCGGGACTGGCTGACGGGTCGCTGTCGGCAGTACTTGGTCCGGCGGCACCGCTCGCGGCGATTCTTGAACAGATCGGCAGCGCCGGCGGACCGCAGCAAGCGCGAAAACTAGCGCGGACTATGGCGTCGTCGGCGATCGATTTCGTCGAAGGTCTGGCGTCGAATATCGGCCCCTTCGTGGCGGCCCTGATTCGCAAGATCCCCGATCTCATCGTCGCACTCGCGAAAGCTGCGCCAAAGATAGCGATCGAAATCGCGAAAGCGGGACCGCAGATCGGCGTCGCGATTGTGCGCGGAATCATTGAGGCGATCCCGGTCCTGATTCGGTCGATCGTGCGGCAGGTACGGCGCGCCGTGCGGCAGGCGCTCGACGTCGGCCGCCGCGTTCGCCGGCGTGTGTCCGATACGCCAGGCCCGATCCGGGTCGACCGCGAGACCACCGTCGCGCCTGGCGACTATGTCGCGGCCGCCCGCACGCCTGCCGGTTTGCGCGCGCAGGTCGGCGCCAGTCCTGCGCCGCTGTCAGTCACTACCGTGATCGACGTGCGCGACGGACCCGTGCGGCTGGGTATGGCAATATCCACGCGGCGCGAGGTCGACCGGCTCGGCGTCGGCCGCAATAGCTCGGGCCGTGTAGGGGTCTACTGATGGCACGCTTGGATCTGGATTCTGCCCTCTGTGGGTTTATTTTGCCCGACCCTCGCATTACCGACGACGCCCTGCAGGCTGTCGGCGGCGGCACGAATGAAAGCGACTATACGCAAGCGTCACCGGTGCCGGGCGTCGCTGCGTACCAGTATGGGAGCATCGGCCGCAGCTCGACGACAGCGGGCGATCTCGGTCCGTCGTTGCGGCTGCAGGTGCTCGGCGAGCAGGCGGCCGATTTTCGGTCGACCGTCACCCGTGCCGGCATGCCTGGCACGGGTTGCGAGATCGCCGTGCGTCGAGATTTCGGCGCCGATGGCGCGCATTGGTTCGGGCGCACGACGCCGCAAGTCTGGCAGCAGGTGAGCGCCGCGGCGCTCGACCGCGGCGCCGACGGTCGCCACAATTGGGCCGGCGTCGATCTGGAGAACGGCCAGGCGCTGGTCGTTTGGAATAATGCGAGTGTGATCTATGGGCGCCGGTACAACGTCGGATCGCATGATTGGGCCGCCGCTGCCGTCACCATCGCAGATCACACGCGTGCGATGGATGCCGACGGCGCGCAGCCTGCCGGCGCGGCGTACACGTCTGGCTATCCGGTCGACGTTCTGCGCCTGCCGACCGGCCGCCTGCTCGTGGCGGCCCTGGTGCTCGGCCCTGGCGGCGGCGTCGACCTCGTCATCCACTACAGCGATGACGACGCCCTGACTTGGCGGTCGCTGACGCTCGCCGGCTATGACGTCGAGCTGCCGGCCGGCGCGGATTACGACTCTATTTCATGGGCGCACACGCACGAGGCGGCCCTGCTGCTCGTCGGTATGTCGTGGTCTGAGGGACAGACGACGCACCGCGGCTGGGTGCAGTACGCGTCGAGCGACATCGGGCACTCTTTCGATTTCGTCGAGACGTGGAACGACGGCGCCACGCAGACCAGCGAGTACCGGCCAGACATCGCGACGACCCTCGACGGCGTATTTATCGTCGCGTCAGTAGCCGCCACCGGCGGCGCTACGCGCGAGGTGCGCGTGCGGCGCATAGCGTCGCCATACCTGGCGCTCCGGCAGGCCGACGTCGTCGCCGTGGCGGCCTCGTCGGCGTCGGCTGAGGACGTCACAGCGTGGGCCGATACTACCGGCGCCGTCGGCGTCGCATGGTCGGACATCGAGCGCGTGCTGGTCGCGCGCAGTGTCGACGGCGGCGCGTCGTGGGTGCCGTATGTCACTGCCCTGACGCGCATTCCTGGCGCGACGCTCGGCCGATTTCGCGCGGTGTCGATCGGCTCGCGCGTGCTGTGGACCATGCAGGACACGGCGACAGGTGCGCGGCCGGATCAATGGCTCGCGCTCGTCGAGTCGGGCGGCTGGACTATGGCGCCGATGTCTCGCGTGTCAGCGGGCCACCCGTTCGAGCTGCGCGGGTTCGGCGGCCCGTCGGCGACGCCGCCCGATCTGACCTGGCTTCCCCTGGCCAAGCCGGAGACCTATGGGTGGACGTTGACCGGCGCGACCGTCGCGATTTCCGGGTCTGGCGCCTGGTCGCTGCCGCTGTCGTCAAGCTCGACCAGCTACTCGCGCGCCATCGGCTCGCATACGGTTGAGACCGGGATTGTCGTTCATTTCGAGCTTGAGACGTCAGCGACACCGGGCGACGCGGCGACGCCGGCGGTCGGCGTGCAGATTGACCTCGGCAACGGCACACGCGATCAGCGCGTCGAGGTTCGGATCGCTAACAGCGCCGTTGGCATCTACGACGTCAACGGCGCGGCGCTCCTCGGCACGGCCGCGGTCGACTGCACCGTGCGGCGAGTCTTTCGCGCGGCGCTCCGATACGACGGCGCCGGTAATACCGTTTCACTCTACAGCCGGCCGGCCGGCGGCGAGATCTGGACGCTGCACGTCACCGGCGCCGCCACGCGTCGCACGTCTGGCGGTGGCACGACCGCCGTGCGTTGGGGCAACGTCGGCGCCGGCACGTGGTCGTCGGTCTGGTACGCCGTCGCGGTCGCCATCGGTGACGGATTTGGCGGGCACACGGCGACGACCGATAGCCTCGCGGCTGGCCTCGTCATCGCGAAAGCTCCCGACAGCCTGCCGGGCGCACCGCTGCCGGCGTACCCTGGCCGGCTGCACGTCGACGCGTCGACGTACCTGCGAGGCCGCGGCGGCCCTGGCGCACGCGGCGACCTCTGGCGGCACGACCTCGCATATCAGTACCCGGTCGGCGACCTGCTCACCCGCTCGCCGAGCCGCGAGCACCGCACGGTAGCAGACAACGTGACGCAGCATTTCACTTATGCGCCGCGCGGCGGAACCGTCGAGCACCACCCCGGCGGGCACGCCGTCGCCGCGGCCGTTTTCGGCGCAAATTACAGGACCGCCCGGCTACAGGGTGGCGACGGGTCGTCATTCGTCGACCTCGCGCTGCTCGACCTCGGCGACGGCCTCGCCGGCCTGTCGTATTCGCGCACCGGTGACACGATCCGGGTAGCTGCCGGCGCCGTCGCGCCGTACCTGCGCCCGTTGGAGCTCATCGGCGGAACCGTCGAGATCGGCGCCGCACGCTATCGCATCGTGTCAGCTACGCCGGGCGTCTGGCGTCACGGCTCGGCAACCGTCACCCTGCAGATCGCAGGCGCGCCAGCCGGCGCCGCATCCGGCACGCTGAACATCTGGCGCCCTGCCGGCGCCGTCGTCGCGCTCGGCATGACTACCGCCTACCGATACCTGCGCTGGCGCATCGACGCGCAGACGACCGCCCACGGGCATTACCGCACCGGGCGACTCGTCGTCGGCCGCGTCGCAGTGCTCGGCCAGCGGTGGAGCCGAGGCCGTCAGACGACCTATGCACCGCAGGTGCAGCTCGACGAGCTGCCCGGAACGGTCGCCGCTCGAAAGCTCGGCGACATGCGACGCCGCACGGTCGTCTCTTGGGCGGAAGGATTCCCCACCTATTGGGGCGACGATCCAAGCTGGCAGCGGGCGGGCGGCGGCCCTGTCGCGATGGTGGGCGACCTGTCACCGCTGGAGACCCTGACGGCGCAGACGGGCGGCGGCCTGTCCGACGTCGTGCTGCTGCCGCGCATCGAGCACGACCCGGCCGCCGGATCGGTGCAGGTCGTGCAATGCGTCGGCCGCGAGCGTGCAATCTTGGGATACCTGACCGGCGAGCCGATGGTCGAGGATGTCGACGGCGACGAGGTTAGCGACGCGGTGCAACGGCTCGCGAGCGTCGAGCACGTCGAGGTAGTCTAATGCGAATCCTGCTGCGTGTATGGGCCGCAACCGGCGACCTCCTGCTGACCGATGGCCCGTCGGTCACGCTGTCGGACCGCGTCACCGGTGAGACGCTGCGCTATCGGTCTGGCCTGACGGTCGACGAGGCGGCGCTGCTCGACTCGATGGCCTGGCTATCAGATTCACCGGTCCCGCGGTCGCTGTCGGTGTCGGTGCTTGAGCCGGGCGGCCTGTCGCTCGACGGTGTCGCCGAGGTTTCCCGCCTGCTCGACGATGGCGACGACCTCGCCGACCGTCAGATCGTGGCACGCGGCGACCTGCGCGAAATCGTCGCCGATGCGCACGCGTGGTCGGCTACCGTCGTCGAGGACGAGGCCGTCGACCGCGGCCTGCTGCTCGACGAGCTTGCGACCGTGGACGGTACGACCTGGCCGCGCACACCAGCGCAGCGGGCGGCCGATGGCGCTACCGCATACGTCGGCGCCTCGCGCGCATCCGACGCGCGGATCAATGGCGCCCGCTACCCGGTGGCGCTCGGATATCCGGGCGTGCAGGGCATTGTCGCACTCGGGAACGTATACGACGACAGCGCCATCGGCGGCCCTGCGCTTATGGTGGAGCGCACGAATAGCGGCGCGCTGCTCACCGATTACACGGTTCTGGTATCTGCCGGCCGTGTCGACGCGTCGCACGTGCGCCTGATGTCACGCGACGGCAGCGGCACCGCATACGGCGAGCGCCTGCCGGTCGTGGTCGCGCATGACGGCCGCGGCCGTGTCGTGTCCGTCGTCACGCCTGCGACGGTGCCGGGCGATGACGCCGAGCTATTCGTCGCGTGGAAACGGGTCGACGGCGGCGGCATCGCCGATCCCTATGGGCCTGGCGTGCTGCGCAGGATGGACCACGTCATCCGGTGGGCGCTCGACCGGTCCACCGTGCGGATAGCGCGCCGCGAGCTGCCGCGGCTCGGCGCCCTGGCGGCGCTGCAGGTCGACACGGTGCTGACGGGTCAGGCGCGCCCGTGGGACTGGCTACGGTCGCAGGTGCTGCCGCTGCTGCCGGTGTCGGTCGCGTGCGGCCCTGACGGCCTGTACCTCTGGCCGTGGGTGCCTGCGCTGTCGACGCTCGACGCCGAGCTGACGCTATCCGTCGGGCGGTCCTGCGAACGGCTCGACCCGTGGACGCGTCCCGATCTGCCGATGGTGTCGCGCGTGACGGTCGCCTATGGCCTCGACGCCCGCGGCGGTAATCTCGTGCGCCGTTACACACTGTGCGGCCGGCGTCGACCCGACGACGACCTGCAGGGCGTCGGCCTCGACTATTGGGCGACGCGGGCGCACGGCCTCGTCGGCGAGCGGTCTACTGAGGTCGAGGCGCCGATAGTCTGCGACGCGGCGACGGCTCAACTCATCGCCCGCGGCCTCGTGCACGCCTCGTGTCGGCCGCAATACCTCGCGACGCTGCACGGCGTCGCGCTCGACGACCGCCTGCGACCCGGTGCGGTCGTGCGCATTGTCGACGACGGCGTCGGCGTGGACGCGGTAGCGCAGGTTGAGGCCGTGCGGTACACTGCCGATGACTCACTGACTATCGAGATCCGCGCGTGGGCCGTCCAGGGCCCGGAGGTCTGACAATGCCCGACGTCCTGAATCTTACCGACGGCCTGCTGCGTTTTACCGATGGTACGCGCGTTTTTGACGTGTCGCCGACCGTCGGCGATGGCGCCATCACTGACGCCGCCGAGACTGAAACCTACCTGCACCGCGGTCAGATGATCGGCGACGGGTCAGGCGTGCGGCTGGCCGATGAGACGCCCGCCGAGGTGACGTTGACGGCGATGGTCAAATCAGACGAAACAGACGACGACGAAAACGTCATCACGATCTGCCGATGGATGCGCGGCGCCTCGTCGTCGGCGATGTCGGCGGCCTCGTGGGCGCCGACCACGACCCGCGGCGACGGGCATCGCACGCTTCACGTCGAGTGGTACCCGAACGGCACCGCGAGCGGCGCCGCGTTCTACCAGATCCCCAACGCAATGTTGACGGCCAGTCCTGTCGCTGAAGGTCGTCCTACTTCGTGGTCGATGACGTTCCGGTCGACGACCGCGCCGCGTCCTACGCTGAATTTCGTCCCCTGATTCCTGACTGATTGGACCGTCTACCGCATGCCCCAACGACTGAGGAGGTCGACCGCATGGATACCATCTCTCCAGACCGAATACGGATCGGCCTATTTGGCCTGCAGGCGCTGCAGCAGCTCGACACCGTGCCGCAGCTCGCGATCCTGCACGACCTCGCGCACGGGGTCGAACTGCCTGTCGCACTGTCGCCCGGCCGGCTCGACGAGCTCGATGCCCACGGCACCGCGCGCGCGGCGGCCCTGGCCGACGACGGCGTCGACCCTGACACGCTCGACGTTGAAACATGGTGGGGATTGCTCAACGATTCAATTCAGATCCGCCAAAAATCGGCAGCGCATGCCCTGGCGGCGCAAGACGGTGCAAATCCTCCGGCGCCCTCGCGGGCCTGATTCGCGAGGGCTGGCGAGCGACCGGCGACCCGTTCCGCATTTTCAATCTCTCACCTGACCAGCAGTCCTACCTCCTCGCCGCGATCGATCACCTGTCGACGGTCGAGGACATCCACACAACAGGCCGAGATCCCAAAACGGCCGCACGGCGCCACCGGGCGCTTCTGAGGTATCGCCATGCGCTCAATGTTGATCGCGAGTAGTCGCACCCTGTCTGTCGCGGAGATGGATCCCGATGTCGTGCTCACTCTCGCGCCCGGCGTCGCGCTGACGCTGCCGCGCCCGTCAGGCGACCGGCGCCTCTACGTCCGTGCGGCTGGCGCCGGCTGCAGTGTCATTTCGGCCGCCGGCATCGACACCGGCAGCGGGTCGACGAGCACCGCGGCGATCGGTCTGGCGACCGGTGAGGCCGTGCACCTGCTCGCATACTACGACGCCGCCGCCGGGACGCACTCGGCCTGGCTGGCGCTCGGCGCAGTCGCGGGGCACCTGGCCGCGCAGGGCTATCATGCGCCCGTGCGCCTGATGTCTGCCGCTGGTCTGGCGGCCTACACGGCAAGCGCCGCCGGCGTGCTCACCGCGAACGCTAACGGCGCCCTGACCGTCGACGGCGTCGCCGTCGCGCAGAACGACCGGCTCGGCCTCAAAGACGCCGCCGCCGGCGCAAATAATGGGATCTTCGTCGTCACCGCCACCGGCGACGGCAGCAACCCGTTTATCCTGACGCCTGCCGAAGATTTCGACAGCGCCGCCGACATCGTGCTCGGCTGTCAGATCCACGTGCTCGCCGGCAGCGCCAACGCCAAAAAACGGTTTTTGGTGACGGCTTTCGCAGGCACCTACCTCACGAGCACCGTCACAATCGAAGCCGGCGCATAGTCGCCGGTCACGGGGGCCTGAATGGCTGACGTCACGATTTCCGGGCCGCTGCCGGCCCTTACCGAGCTTGCAATTGCGACCTCGCCGTCAGTCGTCACGGTGCCGCTCGGCGTCGCGTCGGTCGCCCTGCTCGAAACGACGGCGGGCCTGATGCTTTCGCAGGACGGCACGACCTACACGACGCCGAGCACGACCGCGGGTCTCGTGCTGTGGTCGAGCGCCAGCCGCACGGGCGGATCGTTTTCGATCAAGCTCTCGGGCGGCGGTCCTCTCACGCGTCAGCTCGACGTGCGAGACCATCTGTGAGCCGCTACCGCGCCGGCTACGATTCGCGTCCTGACATCGTCGCGCCGACGGTGTCGCAGGGCGCAGCGCAGCGGCTCGCGAGTGGCACGACGTCGGCCGCCGTGACGGTCGGCGCCGCGACCGGTGGCGGCGGGACCTATACCTATTCGGCGCCCGCCATCGACAGGCCCGGCGGGTCGTCGGCCGCCGTGTCTGGCACCGTTCCGGGCGCGCTGTCGGTGACTGGCCTCGCCGACGGTGAGGCGGTCGTGGTGTCTGGCACCGCCACCGACGGCACCGGCCAGGCCGTGGCATGGTCGCACGTCGTCGCGGTCGCTGCTGCGGGCGGCGGCGGTGGCGGTGGCGCCTCATGGGTCGAAAAATTGGCGCTCAATCTCAAAGGCGCCACTTCGTCAGGGCCTCACACGAGCGGTGACACGACCGTCGACGCGACCGGTGGCGACGTCGAGATGACGTCAAAAAGAGCCGGCAATAGCGGCAACGTGACCGTGACGCAGGGCGTCGGAGCGCGGGTTGCGGCTGCCGGCGGCACGGGCGCGATGACAGCGTTTTTTGACTTGAAGGCTGCCCTATCTGGATATGATTACGCGTATATCCGGTATTACGTGATCGCTGTAGACGTATTCATCACAGATATCGACTTTAACGACGACGGATCGATCTGTAACATTTCACTGAGCGATTCTAAGTCTTCGTGGAATGACGGAGATGCGCGCGGGCTGGAGGTTTACCGCGATTCGGCCGACCTCGAATCGCGGAGAATCCGAGGTGCCAGTGGGACCACTGTCATCGGTAGTCAGCGGTCAAAAGTGACTGAACGCGTCGTTACGCTGCTGATGACGCGCGGGCAGATCGTCGACATGGTCGACACCGACGGCACGTCGGCGCCGGCTGACCCTCGCGCCTCGACTATCTACACGTGTGGCGGTGACGCAATCGGCCGAAACAGCGATGACCCGCTGATGCTCGCGAATTTGTTTTTGAACGTGTCAGCTTTTGGCGCGGCGGCCCTGACCGTCACAGATATTAAGGTGCGGAGGCTCGAATGACGATTGAGATCAAATCGGTCGACCGCGGCCTCGGCCCTGACGACGCGCCGCTCGTCCAGATCGACGTGCGCTACACGGGCGACGCCGACGCCGAGCTGCACGACGACGCCGAGATCGATCCGCTGCTCGTCGTTGCGATGGCGCGCGACCCTGCGACCGTCGACGCCACGCTGCAGCAAATCGCCGACCGCTCGCGGGCTGGCGAGTCGACGCCGGTGCTCGTGTCGCACGTCGACGCGCTCGGCCTGCGCGACCGCCTGCTGCAGCTCGCGCTCGACCGGTTCCCGTCCTGATGCACCTGGCCATTATTCCGGGCCACGGCATGCGCGGCGGTCGATTTGATCCGGGCGCGACCTATGGCGACGAGGTCGAGGCGCAGATCGTGCGACGTCAGGCTGCACGCCTGCGCGCCCTGGCGCCTCATTCCGTCACGGTGCACGACCTCGCGGAAGGTAGCCGCCGCGGCTACAGCCGGCGCCGTGCCGCGGCGTCTATGGCCATCGCGGCGAGCGGCGGGTCTGGCGCTATCGTGCACCTGCATTGCAATGCCGGCCGCGGTGACTACGCGTTCGCCGCACATGACCCGCGGTCGACGCTCGGCCGCCGATACGCTGACGCGTGGGCCGACGCTGCAGCGGCGCCACTTGGCCGGCACGGTGTCGGTCGCGTGCGGTCTGAGTCAGCCGATAGCGACCGGTGGCCTAATGTTTGGGCGGTCCTGCGCCGCAGCTACAGTGAGACGCCGGCCGGTGTCTGCGCCGTGCTCATTGAATGCGCCTTCATCGACAACCCAAGACACGCGCCTATGTGGACCGACGACGGCGTCGACACGCTCGCGCAGACAATCCTTGACGCCTGGCTATGAGGTGAACCGATGGCACTGGACAATAATGCGCGCACGCTCGGCCGGTCGCTCGTCGCGGCCGATGGCGAGCGACTGACGCGCGACCTTGACCGCGTGCTCGATTTTAGAAATCCGGTTCTAGAGAGGCTATCCGACCTCATCCTGCCGGCATTCGTGCGCGCCATCCTCGACCGGCGCGACGAGCTCGTCGACGGCATCGCCGACGGTCTGCGCGGCGCCGGCTGGACTGTCGAGCGTTCCGGGTGATCTGGCTGCTCGCCATGGCTGCTGGTCTGGCGCTCGGCCAGGATCTGGCGCCTGTCGTCGCGCCCGTCGTCGCAGACCCTGCAGCGGCGGGCCTCGACGTCGGCACGGTCGGCGGTAGCGCCGGAACTATCGGCGGTCTGGTGGCGACGGTGCTCATGCTTGAACGGCTCGGCGTCATTCACCTGCCGCGGCGCGGTGGCGAGCAGTCGAGCGGCGTCAATCGCGCCGATTTCGACGCGCTCGCCGGTCGAGTCGATGCGCAGGCCGCCGCGTCGGCTACAGTGGGTGAAATGCCTACACGCCTGGCGGTCGTAGAGGCGCAG